GAACGCCGGTGTAGACCAAGCCTACGTTATTTTGAATTCATCTGGCGCGGTGGTAACAAGCGCCGCCGTAGGTTTGATGACCTCAGTTTCAGCGTCTGTCGCCGCTTATCCTAGCGGGTGGTATCGGGTCACAGTAACCGGAACCACTGGCGTAGCTGCTGGTGCTGGTGCGGTTCGTCTTGGTCACGGTAACGGCTCGTCTGCGCCGCCCCCTGGATATACGGGAAACGGAACGGATGCAATTTACGCATGGGGCGCTCAACTAGAAGCCGGTAGTTTCTCCTCTACCTATATCCCTACAACTACAGCAAGCGTCACCAGAAATGCGGAGTTTCTGGTGTATCTAGGTGCCGGAAATATCTCCGTCAGCGTAGGCAGCGCATACGCAGAAGCGTGTTGGAATCAAGCGCCTAGTGCCATTGGTGTGTCAACCGGAATTATTGAAACAAACGGCGCTGGCCCCCTATACACCAGTGGCGGAGGCGTCAACATCGTAGTTTCAGACGGAACCAACGTCGCGGCTAAAGCTGGATTAAGTCTCGTTGCGGGCACTGTTTACAAATTTGCATCTTCATGGGGCGGGTCACAAATGCTCGCGACAGCCAGCGGATTATCTGCCGCAAGCGGAGTGTTTGATGGCTCTATGGGGTCAGGGCTAAATATTCTAATCGGCGGAGCGGGCTACTTCACTGCGTCACCTATGTTCGGCACCATCCGAAGAGTCCGAATCTCTCTTCCGCAGTTTACGGCGACTCAGCTTTCGGAGATTACGGCGTGAAACCTATTTACTTGAAGTTTACTTCCGAAGATGAAGCAATGAAAGTTCTCGACCCGTATTGCCACATGGATGATAGCGGGAAATTTCTCGCCGGTAAAGATACGGAAGGTTACTCTGTAGATATTATTGGAACGATGTATGCCCCCGCTGTCGTGGATGGAGATACGGTAACTTCTCCCCCCGCTGCCCTTGATGGGTTCCATGTGAACATGCTGGTTCCAGATGACTTCGACGAACTTAGTATGTTCGAGGTATTTCCTGTTTCTCCCTCCCGCGTGTTCGGGGGATTTTCACCGGAAGACCTAGCCCGTGATTGAACTCACGTTTGCGGCCCTCGTCATCCTGCAAATTCTTGATGCAGGAACAACGTATGTCGTTATCAAACGGGGCGGGGCAGAGGGAAATCCCCTGCTGGTGGGACTGCAAGCCCGCCTCCGCGCAATAACAGGTTCCCGATGGGCGTGGCTCGTCATCGCGAAAATCGTGGCGCTTGCGCTAGTGGCCTATCTGTATTATAGTGGGGCCGCGACCGTGTTGAATGTTTTGTGCGTCGTGTATCTGGTTGTCATAGTTAATAATATAATTCAAATTCGTAAACTCAAACCCCACGGAGAGTGACATGGAAGTTCTTGATTACGACCACACGATTCATACGACAAACAAGGGCGACGAGGCGTTGCTCGTCAAATTCTACATGGACATTCTTCAGGATACGGAGGCCAGCAAGCGGGAAGGCCGGCCGATCTTCAAAGAAGCCGAGTGGATTGACATCCGTATTCCCGGGAATAAAGACAACGTGGTTATCCGCCCTGTGCGGGCGAATGATAAAACGCGGTTCCCGCGCCACTACCAACTCTTTCAGAATCGCGTTGCGGGTTCCAAGGAAGAGATGGTCGGCACTCCTCTGACTTTGTGGCCCGTGGTCACCGTCGCCCAAATCAAGGAATTCGAGTATTTCAACATCCGGACTGTGGAGCAACTCGCTGCAATCCCGGATAGCGCGGCGTCCAAGTTCGGCGGAATTCATCAGCTGAAACAGAAAGCAGAAGAGTATCTTTCGATGGCCGCAAAGAAAGCCCCACTCGCCAAGATGCGCGGACAAATCGAAGAGATGCAAGAAACGATCGCTCGGCTGGAGGCCACGAACAAGGTTCTGGCCGAGAAGCTCAATAAAGAGGAGTAACCTTGTCCGATCTGTATAAATACGGCACCATCCTTTCCGAAGTTCAGGATGCGTTGGTGACGTTAAACCAGTCGCGCCCCGTTGGAGTTTACGACTCCCAGGATGGCAATGCTATCCTGATGGGCGCGCTGGCGAACCAGATCGGACCCCTTCTTACGGAGGCGTTTGAGTGGCAGCAGTTCCGCCTTACGCTGACGGTCACCGGCGATGGGACGACTACCGACTTTCCCTTGCCTGCGGGCCTTGACAAGATCACGTCAGACACAGGCTGGAGCCAGACAAATCGGCGTCCTGTGCAAATTCTCAATGCTCAGCAGTGGGCAGCGGTGCAGGCGTGGATCGGACAGACGCCCTACATCACCCCCGCTTGCCGGATGTCTAACAATGCGCTGGAGTTCATCTCCGCCCCCGCGCTTGCCGAAGTTATCACGTTTGAGTATGTGACGCGTAATTGGGTTCTTGACCAAGACGCAGTCACAATGAAAGAGTCGCTGGTCTACAACGCTGACAAACCTCTGCACGACTCACTTCTTTTCACGTTTGCTCTGAAATTGAAGTGGGCCGAAGTGCGGGGCATGGGAACTCAGTCGTTGCAGCAGGATTTTGAAGACAGGTTCTTACAGATCACGGGGCGCAACACTGTCGCCTCGACTCTGGTTATCGGAGCAGGAAGTATGACTGGCCCGCGTTTGCTCGGGCTGGGAAATATTCCTGAAACAGGCTTTGGTGCCTGATGCTCCGCAGAAAACCTTCCCAGAGGGCCAAGCAGCTTGACGCTATAATCAAGCCCGGCCCTCTTCCGTCTGGTGGTGTCAACTACCTCAATCTGTTTGAGGGAATGCCCAAGACGGACGCTATATCCCTCATCAATGCCCGCCCTAATGTTCGCGGAGTAACTGTCCGGGACGGGTATCGTGTGTATGCCGCCGACCTCCCGGGGGCGGCTGCGGTAGGAACTTTGATGAGCTACTTCCCAGCTTCAATCACTAGTTTCCCGGGAACGCTTGTTGACGGATACATTTTCGCTGCTACGGATGGCGAAGTATACGATGTATCAGGGGGCGGCAGCGGGCCGTGGACGACTATGCTGGCCGCGCCTGTGACATCTGATTTCTGGTCTTACACCAACTTCCAAAATGCGGGCGGAAACTACCTGCTCGCCTGCAACGCAGATGGCGGGTATTACACGCTCATTCAGTCGTCGCCTGCTGTTCTCACAAAGATTGTCGCGGGTGTCGGTGCGGGACAGATAAACGGAATAAGTCCAAATCTATTCGTGTCAGTGATGGAGTGGAAACAACGTGTGTGGTTCGTCGAGGCGGACAGCACTCGCGCATGGTATCTTCCGGTTGCCCAAATCACAGGGACTGTGGCGCAGTTTGATTTCGGCTCACACTTCAAGCACGGCGGATTTCTCTACGGCTTGTATAACTGGACGATTGATGGCGGCGAGGGCATTGACGATTATCTGGTTGCCATAGGCAGTGAAGGCGACGTGGTAATTTTCAAGGGCTACGACCCCGATTCAGCAGGAACCGACCCCGCCGCGTTCCAACTTCACGGCGTCTGGTATGCAGGCAGTCTTCCCGCGGGACGTCGGTCTGTGAAGGCTATGGGCGGCGACGTCTACATCATCACTACGCAGGGGGTGATGCAGGTCTCCCGCCTAGTGGCGATCGCTAATCTCGAAGGCGCGGGGTCTACCGATAAGAGTTCAAAGGTGGGCACATTTATTCGCGACTTGATGAAGTCCTATGCTTCGGAAATTGACTGGTATATCGACGAACTGCCAAGCAGCGACTACATTTTCGTGGGAACCCCAGAGGTTCTGACGAATGAGGGCGTGCGTCAACTCGCATACACTACTCAGCAGGGCGCTTGGTCTCTTTTTCAAGACCTGCCGCTGAAGTGTATTCTGGACCACGATCACTACGCCTTTGCAGGGGCGATGACAGGCGGGGCGGTCTACCTTTTGTTTGACGATTTGTTTGACGGAATAGATATCGACGGATTGAACGGTGCGAGCATCCTTGCGCGGATAACTCCCGCATACAGTTCGTTCGATCTGCCCGCGATGTATAAAGTCTTTGAGATGGTTCGTCCGACGCTGATTTATCGCTACACGCCCCAGATTTCCATAAGCGTTCTCACAGATTTTAGCTCGCAGGCGACTACCTCCGTGGCGTCTCTAGAACCCGTTACGGGGTCTTTGTGGAATCAATCGTATTGGAACGCTGCGCGGTGGTTCGGCACGTCCACCCCTATTCGTAAGTGGATAGGCGCTCCGGGCGGGGGATACTCGGCCACAGTTCAGATTGATCTCGAGACGCCCGGAGGAACAGAGCTTATCAGTCTCGATTGGTGGTTCCGGCAGGGAGGCCCACTGTGATCGTAATGCCTAAAACTTCGGAGCAGCACGACAAGATGCTCAAGCTGTTGAGCGAGGGGGCCGGGGTTATGCCTTCTTTAGAGTTAACAATGATCGGGTGGGTAAAGGATAACAAGTTGGTCATGGTTGTTGGACTGGACTCAGTTGTTGGGAAAACCTGTCGGATTCATGTGAGTATGGCGGAAGGATTCAACCACACGCCGAAGGCTATGCTGAAAGCCGTGTTTGATTTTGCCTTCAACGAGGAAGGCCATGTTATGCTCGTTGGCATTGTCAACAGCAAGAATGAGAAAGCGATGCGCTACGACCTACACTTGGGCTTTACGGAACACACGCGCTTGCCCGAGATGCACGACAATGGAGGGGATATTGTTGTGCTGACAATGACCCGCGAGCAATGCAAATACCTAGATATGAAGGAGGCAGCATAATGGGCGGCGGAAAAGGTGGCGGAGGTAACGGTCAGCAAGCAGCCGCGCAGGACTGGACAAATACACAGGAAGGTTGGCAGCGACAAACGAATGCTAACCGTCCCAATATCAGCACCCCGTGGGGGCAGCAGACATGGACAGATAACGGCAATGACAACTGGACGCAGAATATCACACTGTCTCCCGAGGAGCAAGCGTCTCTTGATAGCCAGCAGCGAGTAACTCAGGGGCGTAGCCAAGCCGCGGAAGGCTTGCTCGGGCAAGCGACAGATGCCTTCAACAAGCCGTTCAATTGGGCCGATGCGCCTAAAGCCGGTTCGACAGAAGGAATGGATCCACAGGGGGCGCGTGACCGTGCCGAGAACGCTTTGTGGCAGCGTCAAATCTCAAAAATTGAGCCGGGACTTACACAGTCTGAAGATGCTCGCCGCACACGTTTGGCGAATATGGGCATTGCTCCGGAAGGGGGTAGCGAAGCGTGGAATCGCGCTGATCAGTCGATGAGCAATTCGCGTAACGCAGCGTATCAAGATGCTGCATACCAGTCAATCATTGGCGGGGGGCAGGAGGCGACGCGCGAACAGGCAATGGGAATCTCCGGAGCTCAAGAGCAAGACCGTCAGCGGCAGGCTTACATTTCAGGCGAGGCACAGCGACGCGGCATGAGTCTGAACGAGTTGAACGCCTTGCTCACAGGACAGCAGGTCAACATGCCCGGAAATATGCAGAACGCCCCGAATTCGACAGCGTCAAGCATGGGCAGGTCGGACTTCTTAGGAGCTGCCGGACAGGATAAAAAGCCTGGAACAGATTGGGGCTCCGCAATCGGCGGGGTAGCTTCCGCAGCAGCGATGTTCTCCGATCAGCGCTTGAAGTCTAACATACGGCGCATCGGAACTCACCGCAGGGGCATCGGCATCTACGCATACGACATATTCGGCGCTCGTCAGATAGGCGTGATGGCCCAAGAACTTCTGGCCGTTGCACCCGAACTCGTCATCGAACATCCGTCAGGCTTCCTGATGGTCAACTACGGAGGCCTGTGATGGCACAACTTACGCAAGAGCAACTGGAAGCCCTCATCGCCATGCAAGACATTGGCGGCATGGAAGACGAGCAAAGCCGTATGATGAATATGGCGCAAGGTCTTCGTCAAGCGGGCATGGGAACTCGTGGAGCCGACACAGGTTCAAATATCGGTCGCGCAGCATACGGTATCGCAGGTGCGATGGGCGACTACAAAGCTGGGAAAATGGCTCCCGGAATCAGCAGCGGACGACAGGGCATTATGGCTCAGCTTATGCGCGGCATGAAGAAACCTGTTTCCAGCGCGGGCGCTCCCAGCCCTTACAACCCCATGGACGATCACA